TTTGAAATATCCGTAACTAAAGCGGTGTTAAACGCAACAGTTTTTTTAGTCCTTTTGTCAGGAACTAAAAGATTTTCAATTGCTGTGTTATAGTTTACGTTATACATTAAATTGCAATAAATGTTAGTTTTTCAGTAAACGTGTTTCCTGCGGTTGTTTCTCCTACCAAATAACCTGAAACAGTAGGGCAAACCCTTGAAATAACTGTGTTATTTTGTATTAAAAACGTCCCGTCTATAAAAGCGGTTGCGTCGCTTCGCATTTTAACATTTTTTAATAATACGTCGCTCACTCCAATAACGTTTCTAATTGCCAACTCAATATCTGAAACCTTTAAAACCCCGTTAAAAGATAGTTTCGCTAAAAATATATTTATTGCGTCTATAACTGTTGCCGAAATAACTGTCGAATATTGCCCGTCGTAGTATATTTCTGCGTCAATAAACAATTTGTCCGACGTTAACGATTGGCAATTATAATTAACCCCTACAATTCCAATATTATTGATATAGGCTTGTAATGAATTTAATTCGGGCGATGTTAACGCCGTAGGCGGTTCGTTTTTCGCTACTTTTATAATAACTTGGTTTGATAACGTTGTTACAACAGAGCAACGGGAAATCAAACGTAACGACGGGTCAATTACTGGGTATGTCGGCGCAAAATTAATTAATTGCACAATTTGCGGGTTTGTTGCGGAATATTGAAATTCCAAAACCTTTGCGTTTAACCAACTTGCCGTCGCGGGTATTGCTTTACTTATTTTTATGTCGTTTTCTGTTTCGAAAACGTCAATTATTTGCTCTAATAATAGAATTGCCGAAGCCTGCACAAAAGCAAACAAACGCCAAATTGCGCGGTTACTCGTGCTGTTTGCTTCTGCTAATTCAGGCGTCGCCTGTATGTCTTTTATAATACTCGATTGTATTTGTTCGATTGACCTTGCCATTTTATAAATTTATTTGTAACGCCGTCGGCGGTGTTGTTAATATTTCAACGCTTGCGTTTGTTGTATCTACGTAATGCGCTTTAAATTCTAATTCGTAATGGTATACGTTAGAATGTTCAAAATCTTGTTTCTCGCTTATCTTAACCAAAGCCCCTGCGGTCGTTGGTTTAAATAAAGATAATTTCTTAACTACCAAATCCCGAAGTACAAAGATAGTTAAATTTTCGTCAATATTTGAACCGTTATAAAAATCCTGTCCGATATGTATTTTAAAAATTAAGTCGGTCGCTTGGTAGCCACTCCCTAACTGCTCGAACCCGTCCCCGCTTACTTCTAAAAAAGCGCAAGGCATAGGGAATGAATATATTTCCCCGTTTTCTATATAGTTAAATTGATTGTTCCAAATTGTAACCAATTTTAATTCAGGAATTGTGCGAAGCCTTGCAACAATTTCGTTTATTACGTCTACCATATTTGAGAAAATTTTTCGTTAATTTTATTTAATATCTTTTTATTTAATTTTTCAGTCATTCCGACAAACTGCCTTTTCGGAATTTTTGACGTTCCCTCGTTGTGGTAACTTGCGTATTCGTTGTCTACTACCAAAGTATAACTTAATTCGCTGTTTTTTCGTCCACTACTTACCGAGTTTGCGACGTCTTTTCTTAAACGCCCCGACCCTTTACCTTGTAAAATTGCTCGGGTTCGTTTTCCTGTGTCTTTATTCCCTGCGTATGCTTTCGTCCCTGCGGTTCGTCTTTGAACTTCTTTCCATTTCTGACCGTTAAAACCCTGCTCCCTGAAATTGTCTAAAAATTCATTTTTTGCAATGTTAGCCAATATCAAAGACAAACCCTTTTCGGCTTGTTGTAGCCTTATTTGTACGCGTCTAAAATCGAATTGATTAGCCATTTTTAAACAAGTTTATAACTTTGACCGTCCGATATTTCCTTTTCGTCTTCATTGTTTATTAAAACAAATTTTTTGTTTTGCTCTAATGCTTTTTTTAAAATTGCTTCCATTTCTTCAATTCCAAAAATAGTTCCGCCCGACATTGCCTCGTTAAATTCTTTTGGGTATTTTTCCAAATACTTATCTAAATACGTCATAATTTTATATTTTTTATAAATTCTATACTTTTTTTGTAAACTTCGGGCATTAATTCCTCAAAAATAGAATTTGCCTTAAACGTATTTTCTACGCTGTGCGCGAACATTTCCGCTTCCTTAAACCCTAAACGTGAATAATAACTTTTACCGTGTCCCCAACCATAACGACCGTTTGTTAATGCTTCTAAACTATCCGCAACCGCTCCGACTTTTTCTTGTAAATCGTTTAAGTTTTTAACTCCGTATTTTTCAAATACCGCCAAATCGCTTGCTTCTGTTCTATACAGTTGTTTACATTTTAAATGTATATCGATTTCCGTTCCTTTTATTATTTTCTTTAATTCTGAAAAATGCGCTTTGTAACCGTCTGAAATGTAAGACCCTGCGTGTATTATATCATTTTGAGCGTGTATAACGTGTCCGATTTCGTGGTATATTACGCGTTCTTGATATTCAATTGATTTCGTCCAACGTGGCGCGCTTGTTGAAAAGTTAGCGCGTCTACCGCCTTGCGCATAACAACCCCCGTTTTTTTGTGTTATGTCGATTTCTTTTTTTAGTAAATCGAAAACCCCGTCGTCTAAAACTTTGTTAACTTCCCAAGTCTCAATAACTGCGGGTTTAAACGGACTTGTTAGATTTGGAATTGGCAACCCGAAATTTTCTTTTGCTAACTCCTTGTCCGCTTTTGGTACGTCGTAATATGGGTGTTCCTTTCCAAAGATTAAACGGTCTTTTCCGCTATTCCCCTCGAATAACGGTTGTCGTTTTTCTGTTATTTCTGCTGTCGCTCTGTCTGCGTCTTCTTTTGATGTTATACCGATAGCCGTTGCGTCCGTTTTGTCGTGTTGTATTACCGTACAACGGCAATTAAAATGATTAAGCGGTGTATTAACGTCCCAAAATGGGTCGTCAACAGGTAAACAAACGCCGTCTAATGATGAGCAAATGTCCGAAGTATTCGGGTCAATTACTGCGCTATACTGCAAAAACGGCAATTCGCTTTTTTGTTGTTCTATTTGCTCCCAACGTGTTGCGCTTTGTGCCTGTCCTATCGCTGTGTTATATTCAGTTTCGAGCCAATTTTTATTATATTGGTCGTATATCCCAAACGCTTCGTCCCTGAAATTAGCAAATGACTTAATGTTTTCGTCCCCTGCTAATAAACTAATGTCCTGTATTTGTTGGTAAACTTTCGCACCTGAAAACGTGTAAATGTTTTCGCTTAATTCCCGCAAAAGACTTGGACTTGGCGACCCGTTAACACTACCAAAAGCCGACAACAACTTTTCCGAAATTGCGTTGTATAAACCAACGGGCAAATTACGGGCGTTTATTGACCCGTCATATATCCCCTCGATTAATGCGTCGATTTGTTGTTGCGTGTAATTCATTACTTATATAAACTTTCTAATCTATTTTTTACGCTTTGACTTGGAATTGGACTTGAAGCAACGGCGGGCAAATCAAATAATTTAATGCCTGTTTGCTCCTCGAAATATTCTTTATCCATTTGTAAGCCTGCTTGTTTTATCTTAACGGCTAACTCCACAATGTTATTATTTGTTTCTATTTGCTCGCTGTCGTTTTTAAATTCGAACATTACGTCTTCTGGAATTGCAAAGCCTAAATTTCGAAGTCTCGGCAATAACTCGCAATTGATAACGTCCGTAATAAATACGCCGTCTTTCGTTTGCTTGTCTTCCAACGCCTGCGCTGTTGGGCTTTCTTCTCCTTGACTTGAACCGATTTTCCCCGCTGTGCTATCCAATGCGTCGGCGTGTCCTAAAATCAATTTAGATATTTTCTTTTCGATACGCTGTTCTAAATCCGCGTAACCTTTGTAACCTGTCCCGCCCAATTGAGTATCTAAAAACTCGATTGTGTCGTCCATAGCGTCCAAAATCGCATAACCTGCCGACCCCATATTAGCAACGGCGTCCTCAAATGCTCCGCGTTCGCTTTCTGTTGTTTTGTTTGTTTTCCCTATTCTGTACGGTTGTGAATATAATTCTACAAAATCCCCGTTGTAACCTAAAATGTTACGTAAAAATATTTCGTACAATGCAACCGAGTAAAGTAAACCAAACCCACATTTTGACGAACCGATGTCGTTAACGGTTTTAATATAAACGTGCCAATTTTTAAACTCGTCCGCTTCAAAACTTACGCCGTTAACGTCGTACGGTACAGCCGAAACGACCTTACGGTCAGGCGAAACGTTCCAACGTTTAATAACTTCGATGTCTTCGAACTTCCCGTCTTTAATATCTCCCAAACTTACCAACGTGTAACCGAAAAATATTGTATCTAATGAAAACGACATAAATTTATTAAACCAAGCCGAGTTCAACATTTTTTCAACGTCTTCGTTTGGTGTTTTGTCTGCGTTTAGTATTTGCCAATCCCTTAACAATGTCAAATCTTTTCGGCGTTCAATACAAGCCGAAACGTGTCCGTTTAAAATTGTGTCTACGAATGTTTCCTGCATTTTAACTCTGAACGGTACATACGCGCGCTCTGCTTCCTCGATACCCTCGCGCCACGTTAAAGTATCTTGTTTAATACGTTGCAATTGTAACGGCATAACTCGCGACCCTAAATTTTTAGGGTTGTCCTGCTGTGGTGTTAAAATTTGCGTATAGTTAAAAAGGTTTTTAAATCCTTTTATTTGTTTGTCAAGTAGTCCCATTTTTTAGTATTGATTAACATTTTTACGATTACCGCCGTAACGAATACGGCTACCCTCTGCGGGTGTTTTTGGTGTTAACTTTGGCGTTACGTCCCCAAATGCGCACATTTTTAACCAAGCCAAAGCGTTTTCGTAACGTGTTTGTCTTAACTCGGGAATGTTTCTCGGTGCAATTCTACTATGTAAGTGATATAATGCAATATCGATAATGTACGCTAATAACTGCGGGTCTCTCGCTGTCCCTACTTTTGCCAATTCCGCGTCGAAATCATATTTTTGTATTAGAAACGAACGGGCTTCGGCTTCTGCCAAAAGTCCTGCGCTCTCTCTAATTGCTACGTTGTTGCTGATTATTTGTTGCAAGTTAACGTCTTGTATCTGCATTAAATAATCGTCGCTTTGTAAGTAAGCCATAATTTTATTATTTTAATAACCTGATTTGGTTTTATTTCTCCCTATTGATATTGTAGACTTTCGCCCACCTGTTAAATAATTTTGATATTCGCTTGCAAATGCTACCGTTATAAAATAACGTTTCGCGTCGCTACAATGTCCGAACTCCTCAAAACTTACCTTTGTTATTGGGTTTGTTTTCTTTGACTTCTTAATCGTACCGTCGCTGTCTTCCAAAGCATATTGATAGTCGAAAAGACTTTTTTTACATTTCTCATTTACAAAGATAGTTATATTTTCGAAACAATTTCTATAAATTTCATTGATAAAACTACCCGATTGAGAAACGCTCGGGTTAACGCTTTGCATACGTAAACGCGGTAAGTATTCCGATAAATTTTGTTGTATTTTAGTATAGAAGTTTTCGCCTTTTGCCAACTTGGTATCTTCTTTAATACTCGTGCGGTCTCCATAAAGAAACAAACCTTTAACCCTGTTGGCGGGGTAGCGTTGTTTAAATTCGTTGCAAGCGTCTAAAACTCTATTTCTCGGGTCGGGCAAACATATTTCGTCTATCTGTGTTGCGACCTTGCCGTTAATTTGCCAAACCAAACAGGTTATATGCGGGTTAACGTTTTCGTCCCACGTTAAGTGAATTGGTAAATTTTCGTCCCAACCTTTCGTCGTAACGTGTTTGTCTGTTTGAAAATCTTTCCAAAACTCGCCACCTGTTCGAAGTTTCCCCCAATTACCTAAACCGTAAATTTGATAGTAATTATAATCGTTTATTTTATCTTTTTCGAAATCATTTATTACGTGAGTGTCGACAAAGCCCCCGATTAAGTTGTTTTCTTCGTCCCATTCGCCAACAATATATTTATTATCAAGGTAATTGGTTTTTAAAATTATCGTGTCTCCTGCGTCGTTTATTTGCGTTTGACAAATATTACTTTCGATGTCCGTTAAAATTTCTTTATCGAAAACATTTTCTTTTATCCAATGCTGTTCGCTAATTGGGTTAAATATTCCGATAATCTGTTGACCTACTCGACCCCTTAAACGTTTTTTAATTTGTTTAAAATCTAATTCGTCAAACTGCGAAATTTCTTCCATTATAACGCGTTTGAATTGCGATATACCTTTTACCTTTTCGCTATCGTCCAAACCACGAAAACGAACAAAAGACCCCGTAGGAACGCAAATAATATAATTTTGTTGTAAGATAAACAAATCGTTTAAACCCCAATCGTTTATAATTCCTTTGAAGTCTGCGAAAATACTGTCGCGAATGTCTGACGCATATTTCCTTAATATTAATGCGTTTTCGGCTTTTCCTGACAGCATTAATACGATTTGAAGTTGTACAACCGAATAGGTTTTGGAACTTGACGAACCGCCGTAAACCCATATAAAACGAAAATCGGCACTACTAAAATATTTTAGTAATAACCAATATAAGTTATTAAATAGTTTCGGGTTAAAGTCTATTTTATCCATTGTTAAACTCCTCGTCGTCGTCGTCGTCGTCGTCGTTTTCTATGTCTCCATAACCAACGCGTAACGTCTTTTGTGTTATTTCCTGTTTGATTTCCTGAACCGCAACAGTTTTTCCCTCTAACCTGTCGATAATTTCTTTATACGAATATAAATCCCCTGCTATTGCGTTGGCGATTTGTACTAAATGTATTTGCTCTGCAACCGTTAAATTTTCTAATTCGTTTGTTATTGGGTTCGTTGCTTCGGTCTTTAAATCTAAAAATCGTTGCAATATTGTTTTACTGTTTAACGAACCTTTCGGGCGTCCGTTCGGATTGCCTGACTGTCCCTTTTTAAATTGGTGCTTTGTTATGTTGTCGTTATTCATTTTTTCCGTTGTTTTTTCGCTGTAAGTTTTACAAAGTTATTGATTTTTGACGGCAAAATTAAAAGTTTTTCTTTTTCGTATTGGTTAATGTGATAACTCAATGCGCTGTAAGACATTCCCAAGTCTATTGCTATTGATTTTATGCCGTCGGCTTTGTGTGCCAAATAATATTCAATCAATAAAATTTTTTGCTTTGAGTTTCTTATTTTGATGTTAGCCATTTTTAAAATTTCCTCAATACTTTTGTTTTGTCGTCGATAGTTACCCAACGATAACCGTTTTTAATTTTTATCGCTTCTTTTTCTTTGGCTTCTTTTAGCAAAATATTTGCTTTTCTTTTTAGTCGCTTTTCTGTTTCGAAAATCGTTTCGTTTAGCGGGTCTATTTGCTCGGGCGTTATCATAAACCTTTGTTGTTAAAACAAGCGTCGTAAAACTCTTGCGCCGTTCCGTTAAATTTACTTTCAAACGCTGTTAAGATTAAATCTTTTTCCCTTTGTTGAAAAGTACGGGCGTAACTAATAGCGACGTGAAACGCTCCGTTTCTTGCTAAATCTTCGACGTCTGCGTCGGCTGTTGGTACTATGTTTTTTGCCAATGCTTCGATTAACATTTCTATTGATGTTTTCATATATTATTTGTTTTTAAAATCTTTTAATGCTATTATAGAACCTAATATAAAACCAATTAGCAATCCTATTAAAAATGGTTCTTTCATATCTTATTTGTTTTTAAATTCTCCAATACCAATTACCAAATAAATGTTTTCTATTTTTTGGCATAAATTCGATAGCGCCAAACGCTACCCACCATTTTTCTAATTTCCAAATATAAAACTCTCTTTCGTTTACTATCATTTTTATTGATTTTGTTTGTTGTATTCGTCCATTAATCTTTCGAACTCTTTTACTGCGTTATCGTATA